GCCAAGCCAAGAAACCTAAATCGGTGAGAGTTAGTTCGGCCTCAAACTTTGCAACGCTCTTACTGAACTTCTGTTCAAAGGCGATGAAGTCTGGGAACGCAGCAATAATGGTGCGCTTCTTCTGATCTAATGATGACGTTACTTCTAACGCTATTTTCATTTTTCCTCCGCAGGGTTAAGGGTTACTTAGAAAACTTACGCGCCAGTACCAGTCTTAGTTACAGCACCATCAATTGGGTAGGTAACTGAAGCAGTTGCCAAATCGCCAACAGCACCAGCAACAGGAGTCCAAGTCAACGGCAGAACATTGAATGCGTACTGTGGGTTTGTGCTTGAAGCAGCAGCAGTTCCGTTTGGCTTCACAGTCATCGGTACAGCAGTACCGTTAGCCCAAGCATCGTAGAACAACTTCTCAATCGTTGGGTAATCCTGATGCAAATCAAGCGTGATTGAGTTGTCTGCAAGACCTGCGATACGGGTAACCGCACCCGATGAACCGAACGAAGTTGTAGCGACCTCAGCCTTTGACAGGTTGAGCGTTACTGATGCAACGTACGAAGTGATGTCGGTTGCAGCTGTACCGAAGGTGACCGCCACGTTAGTGAGAACTTGCTTTGCCATGTTTGTGACTCCTGCCTTCCGGCACTCGAAGATTTACTACTGAAACTCTACACGCTCGCAGGAATGTGTATCAACTAAGCGTACACCACCACACGGAAGTCAACCATCAGATAGGTCGCATCGTTGCCATCCATCGTCGAGATATTTGAGGCAGACTCGACCAGCAAGTTCTGCACCACCCCACCCAACGAACGATCCGATTCCAACGCTGCACGAACCGAAGTCGAACCCTCATAAGACAGAAAACCATCTAAAGCAGTCTGGGCTGTACGCTCCGCAGACCTACCCACAACGACAGACACGACGAAAATATGGGTGACTAGCCCGCCACGCATCGCCCCGTTGTAAGTGATTGAATCCAACATAGGCCAAGCAAACGGAGCATTCAGATTGTCTGGTTGCTGAGCGTAAGCCCGTAAGCCTGGGATCGTGGCAAGCGCGTTAGCGATACCAGTCTTAATGTCGGTGACTGAGTAACTCATGCAAAAATCCGCATACGACGATAAGGCTCGACTAACTGAGCCATATCAGGGTCAAGGAAGCGAGACACACGAATCGCACCCAAGTCACCGAACCCAGCCACTCCAAGAGGCGAGTCGTAGCGTTTGAAGATTCGTGAAGCCTGAATGATTGTCGCCTGTGTTATCGGCTCTGGTATAGCAGGCCAACCGAACACAGCAGTCACCTGAACCAAAGCCTGCTCACCATAATTCGCATTCACGGTTGGGAACAAATAATCGCCAACAGCACGAATCTTGTCGTAACTCCACTCCAACCCATCAAGGTTTCCGTTCAACGGTTCCAACTGATAATCCGAAGGAGACCACGTAATGTCAAAAGTTCCGTCAGCCTGCGAGGAAGTTTTCAATGTGATAGCAGTTCCAGCGATGTCATCAATAGAACAGTAAAAAGAATCCTCAGCCTGATACACACGCGCTGCCGTACCACTCTGCCAAAACTTACGATTGCAATAACCATCAATCAAACGTGAAGCAGCACCAACACAGTTATCAATCAAATCGTCATCAAGGGTGTCAGCCGTACCGATGCGGAGAGCTGCCTTAACCTGATTGCGTGTGGCGTACCCATTGGTGATAGACATAGTGACCTGATTCTAGTTGATTGACGCAGCACCACGATACTGAACGCCCTCAAGCGAATAGTTCACAAACGGGTTCAACGAATACACCTGGCATGAGTACACATCCCACAACCGTTGCTTCATCGCTCGAAGGTGCATCTCATATAAAGCCCAATGAGTATCACCAGCAACATATCCGTCAACCCTGTCCTTACCGTTTAACTGCCCACAGTCAGCCCCAACCAACACAATGAACTTCGCTCCCATATGCGCTGCCAAGTGCATCGCCCCATGAATGCTTGAAGACCCGATAGTCAACTGCCCTGACAGCACAGGCCAATCTTTATCGTGGGGGTCAAAGGATGTTCCTGGTCTACCGGTACGAGTACCGAATGTAGTCAGATTTTCAGCACACCCAGCAAACAGCCCATCAGTACCATGCTCACGCTCAGGGGTAAAGGCACCGATACAGTCCTCACGTTTCGCCTCATGCTGAGCGTCTTCGTGATAGTGGCTGAAACAGTAGTAACCCTTCAAGCCGAATACTGAGCCAACGAAGTTAACTGCGATGGTGAGCTTGTCGTCAAAGAAGTCTGGGGTCAGATAGTCAAGTGTTGCACCTGATCCAAGAACATAGATGGTCTCGCCTTCATGAAGATTCTCGTAATCATCCATCGGGTCGTATTCTCTTAGTCCCATCCCAAATCCCTTCTTCGTGTTAAATCCCAATGACCCGCATCAGGCAACCCTGACTGCCAACGCATCGCATGAAGCGCACCATTCGCAGCAAAACTTTTCGCATTCTTTTCTTGTAACTCTGGTGCTGATAAAAGCGTAGACGAATTGTCGTGAACTATCCCAGCGTCAGAAGTCCAGAACTGCACGTTGAGCCGTTGCGCACGTTCCTGAAAATCGTTGTCCTCAAAATATGCGGGGACATAGCATTCGCTGAACAACCCAACCTTGGCAATCACCTCAGACCCAATCCACGCACAAGACCAACCAGGCTGAGCCTCAGTTAATGTGACCGAATCAGGTTTGCAATCGTTGTAGAAAACTTCTAACTGTCCAGGCTCAAAGAACGCATCAGAGTTCAGGATGATCCAGCCGTCAGCGTGAGGCGTTGCTTTGATGCCGAGGTTCCATGATGGAGCGACACCGAGGTTCGTAGGCATTGACCAGACGTGATAGTTCTTGACATGGCGACGGTCAATGACCCAAGGGTAATCATGCAATGTGGACTCACCACCATTGTCGATGACGATGAGCGTTTCCACCGGATAGTCGATGGACTGCAAGCATCGTTCTAGTAGGTCATACCTGTTTAGGACGGGGACGATGATGACTGGCACCATTCCGACAACTCCTTCATAATTGGTTTCCAGTAAGCGTCATAAACCTTGTCTGCTCGGTATTGGTCAGCAAAGGCCACAGCCTCGTCTGACACGCCTCTAGGGGCTTCGTAGGCCTCAATCAGAGCCTCTACGATGGATGGCACCTGTGGAGTGCAGAACCAAGACTTCTGATGGCTATCCCAAAACGGTTGAATTGCCACAGCTGACCCAACGCCAACTAACTCAGGCTGGGCTGTGTAGTCGGAAACGATGACCCGTGTACCACAGGCCTGAGCCTCGATAACAGGGATACCGAAACCCTCACCCATCGAGCAAGCCAACAGCACATCCGAAGCGGTGTACAGCGCAGCCAAAGCCTGCTGAGGGAAACCAGTCCGATACGCATAGGGGTCAACAATCTTGTATTGCTCAGGCTTCACACCACACGCCTCCAGCAGATGCACAAGATTGATACCACCCATCGCACCATCACGCTCCGTATGCAAATACAGCAAAGCATCAGGACGGTCTTGAGCGAAGATAGCGAACGCCAGAATGTTCTCACCAAAAGATTTGCGTGAAGGGTTCTGACCTTTGTTCGCAGCATTCATCATGACAACGAACCTGTCCTCATCCACCTCCATCAACTGTCTACCCGTGAACTCACCACGACCATTGTTCAACTTATGTGTAGGAACAAACACATCCTCAAACGCATGAGGCGCATACAACGCATCAACACCCGCATTCTGCAACATGTCCAAACCAAACTTAGACATCGCAATCGGTTTCACATTCGGACGCTTACACCAAGCCACAACCTCTGGTGGACAAGGCGCATGGTCGATAGGAACCCACGAAGCGATATTCGGAACCTGATCCAACGAAGGTGACTTCAACACCCACACATCAAACAACGTCATCAACATCGCAGGAATCTCACGATTCCCATTCGCCCAATCCATCCAATGCGCAACAAGCACATCATCCGAATAAGGTGACATACCTCTCGGATAAAGCTTTATCCCATTCCACATCGAAGCCATACCCTCGATGCCGTACATTGCATGGATGGCTACTTCGTGTTTTTGTTTGATGAGCCTTTGGACGACTTGCGCTGTTTGGGTTCCGTACCCTGTTGGGGCGAACGGGGCGTTCGAGTACCAGAGGATTCGTAACGATTCGGAAGAGGAAGGTCTGCTTGCTCTGGCAAATGCGCTATTCCCCTGCGGAGCAATATCTCTGCTTCCAAGTCTGGTAACTCGATTGGAGTGTTCTTTACGATTACGAGCATTCTTTCCCACCATTCTCTCC